GGCACGCTAGAGGATGAGATCGCGCTGCTCTCCGACGCGCCGAGCCCGAACCAAGTAGGGCTCACTCTCCACCTCGGAGATCTAATCAACGTCCCCGAGCACGTCGCCCTCGGCTTCGACCTCGCAGCCGCGACGGGCAAGCTTTACATATGGGCTCGCGGGACGACAGAGCGACGGCTACTGATCGACGGGCGGGTGTTGGATCCGCAGTACGGGGCAGCTCACCAGCCGGTCACGCTCTCGATCGAAGAAGCACCCTTTGACGACCTCGCCCTGTTCCCGCCTGCGACCGCTCAGATCAACGCGACGACCTGGGCAACTCACGCGGACGGAGTGACCGAGGAGCGTTACCCGTGGATCTTCGGAGCGCCGGGCCAAGGCACCTACGGATCGCCGGGACTGTGGATCGAGAACAATAAACTCCTGATCGCAGGTCACCCCACCACAGGCGGGGCAGACGTTCACGTTTGGAACCTCACTAACTTCGACGTCCCCGGAGCCTCGGGGCAGCGTCCGGTCGTTGTCGAGGCCGACGGACTCGGGCGGGAAGTGTCGAGGGTCGGGATCGGAACGCTATCAAACACCGACGAGGCTAATGAGTACTGGATCGAATGGCTTCCCGGTGAGGCTACAGGACAGGCCGACCACGATCAGACGGCGATCCTCGGGGCGGGCTCGGTGCTGCGCTTCATGATGGAGCAGTCGGATGTCAGGTGGGACCGTGGCCGCATCGCTGCGATCCTCCCTGCCCTCAACCTCTACCGGATCGACGCTGCCGTTGTGGTCGGCCCAGGAGCGCGCTTCTCGCCGCTCTCGTGGGTGCAGGAGCACCTATCGCCAATCCTCCCGATCTCAGCACGACAGGGCGAGCACGGGCTCTATTACTCCCTCTTTCGCTACGACGCGGACAGTACCGCAGCGGTCGCCGAGATCAGCGTCGAGCGCGGAGATGCAGTGCGCGAGGGTGCGGTGAGTTATTCACCCGTCGACTCGATCGCGAACGAGATCCGGCTGAGCTACGCACCGAACGCGAAGGATAACAAGAGCACCGCGCTCTACGTCCTGACTGGAGACGACGACACGCTAGCAACGGAGGCGGGCTCAGTGAGCAACGCGCCGTGCAGAGTGAGTCGAGATCGGTTCGGGCTGCGGGTGCTGGAGTTATCCACAGATGTTATCTACGACAGCGGGACGGCGGGCCGGATCTGCTCGTGGCTATCCTTCGCCTTCGCGCTTCCGTCGAGAACGATCGCCTATGTCGCCGCACCGGAATTCGGACACCTAGAGCCCGGCGACGTGGTAACAATAAGCGACTCCGAGATCTATCTAGATCAACTCGTCTGTCTAGTGGACTCGGTGACATGGACGGAGAGCGGATCGATCGGTCTGGTCTTGAGGGCGATTGATAACCCGGCACGCGAAAGCTTCGGAGGATAGACGATGACAGCCCAGACCGAACACCGGCTCAAGATGGCTCTATGGCTGGTCCCGATCATCTTCTCGGCGGGCTCGCTCTACTCCGTCGTGACCGTGGGCAATGCGGACGTGTCCGAGCGGGTCGAGCAGATCGAAGAGGGGCTAAGGATTCACTCGGCACTCAAGGCGCACCCGGTGACCGAAAGCCGGATGGATCGAATGCTTGACGAGCAGTTAGAGATCCGAAAGACGCAAGCCGTCCAGGCCTCCAACATCTCTGCGATCTGTCAGGCAACCGGCGCGCGGTGCAAGTGAGATGTTACGCCGGGGCAGCACGGGGCCGAACGTCCGAGCGTGGCAGCAGTTCCTGATCGGGGCGGGCCATCTCCCGGCCCACAGCGACGACGGGATCTTCGGACCCAAGACCGACCAAGCCACTCGCCGCTATCAAGCCGCAGAGGGCTTCCCGGCTTCCCAGGTGGACGGTATAGCCGGACCCCTTACTCTCGGCTCCGCATACGGGCAGGGCTTCGACGGACACGCCGAGGATCACGACCTCGTCCGCGTCACCGCAGACGGACTCGGGATAGACCCAGACCTGATGCGAGCGTTTGAGATCGTGGAGAGCGGAGGACGCGCGAGTGCGGTCAGGTTTGAGCCGCACATTGCGAGGCGCAAGATGGGCGAGCGCGCCGAAGCCATCCCGTACACCCCGAAGAGTAGATCTCAGCGGTGGTCGGTAGTCCGCACAGAGACAAGCCGGGGCGCGTTCGATCGAGCCTTCACGATGCACGATGACCAAGCGTGGCGACAGGCAATGATCGAGTCGGCGAGCTGGGGACTCTTCCAAGTTCTCGGCTCGCACCTGATCCAGATCTTCGGGGTCGATGATGCGGTGGAGTCCTTCGACGACGACCCGAAGATCGTATCATTCGCCCTCGTGGCGAGTTGGTTCCGAGCCTCCCCACAAGCCCTCAGGGCGGCGAAGGCGGAAGACATCCGCAAGCTCACCCGCCTCTATAACGGACCGGGGCAGGTCGACCGTTACAGCGCCAAGCTCAGCTCGGCACTAATCAAGGTCAGGGCATCGGCGTGACGCTGCACTGTCGAAGAGTGACCACCGTCCTAGGGATCATCGCGGTCGGGTCTGCGCTCGTCCTGATCGCTACCTGCTCCGAGCCCGGCCCGACGAAGCCACTCACCCCACCCGAATCTCTATACACCCCTGGAGGATGATATGCCCGAACGATTGAAGTCCCGTAAGTTCTGGATGGCGCTGCTTGGCGCGACCCTTCCGATCCTTGCTAGCTACCTCTCCGGCGACCTCGCCCTAGAGCCTGCGATCCAGGCATCGAGCGCGGTGCTCTGTACCTATCTGCTCGGGCAAGGATACGCCGACGCGGCGAAGGCTCAGGCCGATGAGTAAGTCACTCAGCCGACAACAGAAGCGGATCGACGCTGCCGCCTTCCTTGAGAAGCACCACGACCCGATCGCGATCATGCTGATCGAGGTGGTCGGTGACCTCACCGCAGAGGTCGAGGGGATGCAGAGGTGGGAAGAGGACGCAGCGTATGCTTCTGAGCTAAGCTTCCGCCTCTCGCGACTCGTCCCCGGCGACGCGCTGGCGAAGGAGATCGCGCGGGTGGTCGTGTTCTTCGTCGCCCTCCTGGCGGTCGGCGTCTATCGCCACGCCTCGCAGCGTCTCTTCCGCAGAGAGAAGCGACTCGACCGACTAGAGCGCCGGATGATTGACAAGGGGCCGAAGATGATCGCGGCTCACCGCAAGCATCTAGAGCGCCGGATCGCGAAACTGTCCGCAGCCTAGCCCCGGAGGGCTTCCCGAAGCATGGGGAGCAGCACGGTAGGATCCGTGGGGTTCTTGCTGTTCCAGTCGTCGGCGTAGGACTCCAGCGCGTCCACGATCTCGGACAGTGCCCGCCCCTTCGCGTCACCTTGCGCGGCCACGTCTCGGAGGGCGACCGCCCGAAGGTATGAACTTTTGTTCATGCCTCGCGCCTTCGCCTTCTTCGCTACCATCGCCCACTCTAGATCTGACATTCGGATCGATCGTGTCCTGCGGTCGTCGCCTCCGCCGAGCGGCCTACCCGGTCCGCCCTTGTGGAGCTTGGGCCGGACGAGTTCGCACCCGCAGCCCGAGCAGATCACCTCGGGCCAGCGGAAGAAGCCCAGCGTCCGGCTCGCCTCGCATGCGGGGCAGGTCGCGTCCACGATCCACGTACCCTCTTCGTTCTTGCGCTTGTTCGTTAGCATCGCGTCGATCCTCCGTGTGTCGGTTGTCTGCTCGCTCATTGTCTCTGTCCTCCTGCCCGGTTTGCCCGCCGGGTCGGGGTGTGTTGCTGTGTTCTAGTGGCTATCTCGGATCGGTACGGCTCGCCCGGTCACCGCCCTAAATGCGTACTCTTGAGCACACGTTGCGGTGCAAAAAATCCCGCGGTTATCACGCCCCCACCCCGGCATCCTGGCGATCTCCTTACGCATGACTCTTCGGCAGTACCGACAGATGTATCGGCCCGGCTTGCCGGGAGCCCTCAGCGCGAAGGGTTCATGCCGGGCCCACTCGTCGGCGCGCATCTTTCTATACTGCTCCTCCTCGGCCTCCTGTTGGTCTAGGTGCCTCTGGTAAGCCTCGGAGGGCGGAGCAGCCATCGCAAGCTCCCGGTTCTCTAAAATTTCAATTACCTGCTCGCGGGACAGTCCTTCTTGACGCTTGCTCATTGTCTCAATCCTCCTGCCCGGATTACCCGCCGGGCTCGGGGTGTGTTGTTGGCTTAGAAGTCGGCAAGAAGATCGATTAGCTGGCCGAGGTCACCCTTGATCCCCTTCGCCTGGATTGTCAGGGCGCGGGCGAGGGCTTCGTCTCCAGCGTTGCGAGCCTTCGCGATCGAGTCCTTAATGTTGATGATGTGCTTGGCTGCGTTGGCGCGGGCGACTGCGAAGCCGCTCGGCATCACAAGTCGGGGGCCGTCAGGGGACCAAGGCGAATCCTCGCCCGACTCGCAGAGCCCCACGGTGCCGTCGTTCCCGTACACCCGGCCCGGGTTCGCGGGGCATCCGAGAGCGAGATCGTGGTCACACTGGCAGGCGCTCTCGGGGTTAAAGTTGAAGTCCTCGGCCTTGGGGTTTGCGTTGGTCATTGTCTCGTCCTCCTTGGGGCTCAATTGCCCTCGACTGTCTTTATTGTATACACATAAAAGCGGACTGCAAGGGGATAAGCAAACTTTTTTATCAGCGCATAAAAGGAAGCCCCCGAAGATCTCTCCCCGAGGGCTTCCCCGTCCCGCCTAGGAGGAGGTCAAGGGCGGCGGGACTTCTCGATGTAAGGGCTTGCGCCTCTGCGCTTGTACGACGGGATCCCAGACTTCACCCGCCAGTATTGGACCGTCTGCGGTGTCACATCGAGCAGCTCGGCGACCCGCTGATCGCTCGCTCGCGGCTCTATCAAGAGCACATCACCGAGCGCCCAGCCTACGTGAGGGTAGGCGTGCCCGGCGTAGGTGGTCGGCCTAGGGCGTGGCATCAAGCACCGACCTCTCTTGATTGAACAGCGGCGAGTCGCCACGGATCCTAGCTCGGGAGATCTCGACGTACTCCGGCTCGCGCTCCATGCCGAGGAAGCGGAAGCCCGCTCGGAGTGCTGCGATCCCCGTCGTGCCCGAGCCTGCGAAGGGGTCGAGGATCAACGATCCAGGCTGACACCCCACAAGAACACAAAGCCAGCGCATCAGGCGGACAGGCTTCACGGTTGGATGATGGTTGCGCGTCGGCTTCCTCCAGTTCGCCCCGGTGTAGGGATTGTTCCCGCTTCCGTCCGATCCGACTAGCCCAGCCGATCCCGGCTCGCGCCCTGTTAGTTCGGCGCGGTCCTTCCCCGGCAAGCCCTCGCAGCCCGCCTCACGCTCGCTCCTCGATGCCTTCGGCGTTGCGTAGACGTTCGCGGGCCAGCGTCCGAGGGCGGAGGGTGACGCCCTCTTGTACGTCGCGCCAAACGATGCGGGAGTTCCGCCCGAAGATGTTTGCTCAAAGTTTCCGTGCCCTATGTCGAGGTCCGGCCCAGGCCACGCATCATCCCCGTAGGCGTATCGGCACCCGTCGATATTCAGCGCCCCCGCGCCCCACTCAAGCAGGCTTTCCGCGACGGTCCCGATCAGAGGCTTCCGAGCGATGATCGCAGGCTCTAGGCAAGGCTTGAGCGCTGTACCGAAGCCCTCCCAGGTGCGAGCGTCTTCGGTTGCGGGGGCGGTGAGGTCAACCATCTGCTGCCCCCCTGCCGTGCCCTTCCTCCAAGCGTCGCCCGTGCGAGCCCTGCATGTCACCTTCTCCCCCACTACCTCCCGCTCTGCCCCGTGGTGCGCGTCGAGTGCCTTGCTAGCGTCGAGGCTCTTCGGGAAGCCTTGCCATTGGAGCCAGCCGAAGAGGTCGCGGATCTCAAAGCCCGCATCCTCCAGCGAGCAAGTCAAGCGGTGGATCGTCCTCTGCCCGCCGAAGGCGACGATGTGCCCGCCGGGCTTGAGCACCCGCAGGCACTCCCGAGCCCAGTCGAGGCCAGGTGGCAGGGCGTCCCACGCCTTCCCCATGAAGCCGAGCCCGTAGGGCGGATCGGTGACGATGGCATCGATCGAATTCTCGGGCAGCGCCCGCATCAGCTCGACGCAATCACCCTGCCGCAGTTCCCACGCCCTCATCGTCCCGCCTCCATGCCTGCAACGACCGCAACCGCCAAAGCGGCCCAAGCGTGCGAGGCGACCCCGTAGAGCGGTCCCGGCTTCGCCTTCGTCCCGACCGCCGAGGCTCGGTCGCCTCCGTGGATCTCGATCAGCCTCTGCCGGACGAGCGAGTCCCGGTTGCCCTTGCCCGTCACGTCGAGCCCTCGCAGCACCTCGCGACGGTAGAGCCACATGACATCCAGCCCGAGGTTGGTCGCGCATTGGTGGAGCATCCCGCCGACCTCCGCAGTCCGAAGCAGGGACGCGCCCGCGATGCCGTAGGACTGGACACGCTCGATCGCGACTAGGCCCGCCCGCCCGGCGTACGCTTCGATAACGTGGATCGCCTCGGCTACTGTGAGTGCCTTCCAGGCGAAGCAAGCCGATCGGGGCGACGTGTCGTAGACGACTACGCCGCAGTGCGTCGGGCCGGGATCGATGCCGAGGACGATCACGACTCCCTCCCGCGCTCGTATTCCTTCAAGGCTCTGTCAGCCCGTTCCCAGGCTTCCGCGTTGTCTCGGAAGCACTCATCCCCGGTCAAAGCACAGACGCCACGCAGCGCCCGCACAACGGCGACGAGGTCGCGTTTAAGGAGAAGCACCTGGGCAGCGTCGGGGCCGACCGGATCGGCTCGCTCTGCTAGATACTCGGGGATCATTGCTCGCCATCCTCGTCATGGAGCGCGCATATCTCATCGGCCCGCATCCAGATCGCGAGACCCTCATCCTCGGACTCGTCGCCCGTCGCGCGGCACAGCGCCCGCAGAGCGGCGACCGCCTCGGAGAGTTCCTGCCGCAACTGTCGGTTCTCCGCAGCGGCGGAGAGTAGCTTCTGTTCGTGTTGGGTCATCATTCCGCACCGTCCCAGCACCCGCCCTGCATAGCCTCACGGGATACCCCGAAGGCTTCCCGGACCATGCGGGCTCGGTCGCCCTCGGGCTTGATCTGCGCAACTAGTAGCTGCTCCAGGGCTTCGCAGAGCGGGCAACCGTCCCCGAGGTAGAAGACAGCGGCGCGCGGCTCGTGTAGCCCGCAAGAGGTCATCGGCTTACTCACCTCCATCGGATCGACTCCTTCTCGACGAGGGCGAACCCGTCGATCACAGCGCCGCCTTCCAGGGCTTTACGCGCTGCGGTGCGGTCGGGCTTGACCTCGACCTTGGCAAGCCCGGCCTCTTCCCACGCAGACGCACCGGGAGGACCTTCTAGGCTCTTCGTCGTGGCGAGCCAGTAAGTGCCGGCAGTCGTCTTGATCTTCGGCTCTAGCCCGGCGACACGGCGCGAGGACAAGATCCCAGCGGCATAGCCTCGGACACGTTCGACCGCTCGCTCCCTGCTCTTGCGCCGAGCTGCTAGCCTCCGCTCTTCGACGCGGAGCAAGTCGGCCTCGCTGGACAGGTGAGCGCAGACCGCGCGGATCTTCTCTAGCTTCTCGGGAGCCTCCGCCCCGAGTGAGTCGAGCAGGTCGAGGGCTTCGGTGTCGAGTGCGTCGAGGGCTGCGTTGTCGATGTCGGGAGCACCGGCAAGATCCATGATCTCGCCTATGCGGTGATAGGCCTCGATGATCTCGCGGCTTGTGAGTTGGGTTTCCATTGTGTGACCTCCTACAGTCTAAAAGGGGATGTCATCGTCACCGAGTGCGGACGACTGGGGTTGTGAGTTCGGTGCGGGCGGGCGGCGCTCTTCGCGCTCGTGGCGCTCCAGGCCGGACAGTGAGATCCCGAGTCCCTGCCGTGAGTTCCCGTCTCGGTCGGTCCACTCGCGCAGCTCTAGCCGCCCGGACACCGTGAGGCGTGAGCCCTTGCGGCAGCGCATCAGGTCCTTGATCTCCCACTGTCCCCATGCTGTGAGGTCTAGCCAGATCGTAGGCTTCTCCTTGCCCTGGTAGACGGCGAGCCGCCCCTTGGCAAAGGTTCGCCGGTCGCCTCGGACCTCTTCGGGATCTGC